ATTCAAAACCTAGATTTGCCGGTTTAGTTGAAAGTAATAAATTTTTTAATTATGTAAAAAAGAAAGAAGGACCATTTTTTGAATCTGCAACTCAAGCAACAGAAGGTGAATCAAAACTTACTATAGGTTATGGTAGGTATGGTGCTAAAGAAGGACAAACAGTAAATAAAGAAGAAGCTGAACAAATGTTGTTAGAAGATATTGAAAGTAGAATACCAGAAGTAATTAACGCAATACCAAAATTTGATACTTTTTCTGATGAATTACAACAAGCATTATTTTATGAATGGTTTAGAGGTTCTTTAGTTCAATCTCCTAAAACAAGAGCATTAATTAATGCAGGTAAATTTTCTGAAGCTGCAAAAGAATTTTTAAATAATGACGAATATAAAAATGCTAGAAAAAATAAAAGATCCGGTGTTATATCTCATTTTGAATTAACAGCAGAACTTCTTAATAAAGAAGGAACTATTTAATGGCTCAATTAGGATTCGGATTAAAAATAGACGAAACAGCACAAGAAAATGGTTATGATAGATATAAAAAAAATTTGTTAGATACTTTAGGTGCTATTGCTGCGGATAACTGGGAATACAATCCTTTAGAAGCAACAAAAACACATAGGTCTATAAATGCTGCTACTACCGAATCTATTAGAGGTGGTGATGTTAGAATTGATAGAAATGAATTAAATAAAGAATATCAAGATTTAGGATTATATTTTAAAGAAGATGAGTTTCAATCAGTTGTTGATATTATGGTTGAAAAAAAAGAAGCTGAAAGAGAAAGACAAAGTATTATTCAGAGAGGACCAGCAGGATCTTGGAATCCTTTTTCTGCTGGGTTTTATGTAGGTGCTGCAAAGTTTGGAACAGGTTTAGCTGTTAGTATGCTTGACCCTATTAATATTGCAGCTTCTTTTGTACCTGTATTTGGACAAGCAAGATTTGCTGCTTTAGCTGCAAGACAAGGTTTACGAACTGCTAGATTAACAAGAGGTGCTGTAGAAGGTGCTGTGGGTGCAGCATTAGTTGAACCAATAGTCTATAGTGCTGCTAAAAGAGTACAAGCAGATTATGGTGCAGCAGACAGTTTACTTAATATTACTTTTGGATCAATACTTGGTGGTGGACTTCATGTGGGTATAGGTAAATTAAAAGATATTAAAACAGTTGCTAAATACAAAAATTTTAGAACAAAAGTAAATGAGGTTAGAAAAGAAACTGGAATAAAATCAGATGAAGTAGAACCACAACTAACTAACGAACAAATTTTATTTAGAGAATATTATGGAGATACTTCAGATTTTATGTTGAAGTTAGAAAAAACAGATCCAAGAACTAGAAAATTATTATTAGAAAAATCTTTAGGAGATTTATTATTAGATGAGCCTGTAGATGTAAGTCCAGTTATAAATGCTGATCCAATTTTAAGAACTACAGAAAACAGCATACCAACAGTAGAAAGAAATAATCAACCAAGATTAAAATCAGATGAAGTAGAATTAAATACTGCAGAACAAAATGTTGTTAGAAGAAATGAAGTAGAAACTGATGTTGAGATTGATACATTAAATGCTCAATTAGAAACTATTAGAAATAATCAAAAAGATGCAAAATTTAAGTTTCAAAGAGGAGAACAAGATTCAGAATTAAAAACTGCAACAGAAGAATTAGATGAAATTAATACAAAGAAAAAAGAATTAGATGAAGTAGTAGCAGATTTTATTAATTGTAGGAATGGTAGGTAATTATGGCAGACAAATGTTTAATAAGAGTAGAAAATTTATTAAAAAAATCTTCTATTGCTGGAACAAAAAAAGAAGAAATAGTAAATTTAATTAAACAATCTATAGCAGAAAAAAAATTAAGTAACATTGATGAAGTTAATGTAGATTTTGTTGCTAAAGATGTATCAGAACAAATTAAATTACAAAAAAAAATTAACAAAAGAAATGCTATAGAAAATGAAATTAAAGTTAGAAGATTAACAGAATTAGTATTAACTGAATTTCAAGATAATCCATTAGAAGGTTTAACTGCAATAATGGTAGGTTCTAACAATAGAGTTGTAGCTGCAAGATCATCTGCTGCTGTACAACAAAACGCAACTGTTAATCAATTAATATCTGGATTTAATGCTAAATTAAGAGCTTCTGGTGTAGATGATTTATTTGATAAAGGTTTAGATGGAATATCAGAAGCTGAAGTACAAAGAAGAGTTACAAGAACTATGTATGAATTAAGTGCAGAACGAACAGAGATAGAAAAAAGATCCGGAACAAAACCTCCAGTAACAGAAACTAATCCAGATATTATAAAATTAGCAGAAGTTATGGAAAGTTATTCTGAAATGATTAGACAAAAATTAAATGATAGAGGAGCTAATATTCAAAAGCTATGGGGATATATTGTAAAACAATCACACGATCCAGCAAGTATTAGAAATGCTGCAGCTATTTTAGGTGTAAAAAACATTGAAACTGATCCATCTTTAAAATTAAAAAGAGATATAAATTATAATAAAAATTTTTTAGCATGGAAAAATTTTGTAATGGAAAAGTTAGATACTGATAGAACTTTTGCAAATACAGATAATGTTGATGAATTTATGATAGATGTTTACAATTCTTTAGTAGGTAATAAATATTTAATTGCAGATGGTGTTGCTAATTCTTATGGCACAAGAACATCAGCAGATGTAGCAAAAGGTTCTAAATTTAAAAGAGTATTACATTTTAAAACAGCAGATGATTGGTTTGATTATAATGATAAATTTGGTGTTGGTAATTTAAAAGAATCTTTCTTTTCTGGTTTACAAACTGCAGGAAGAAACCTTGGAATAATAGATGCTTTAGGTACAAAACCTAAAGAAAATATGGATAAAATTAGATTTGCGGTACACGATAGATTAAAAAAACAAGGTAAAGACGTTGGTAGTATTAAAAATTTTAGAAAATTAGATAAATATATGAAAGTTATAGATGGATCTATTTATACTGTAGAAAATTTTGCTGTTGCAAAGTATTCGGCAATAGCAAGAACTTTAGCATCTATGGCAAGATTGGGTGGTGCAACAATTTCTGCGTTAGCAGATGTTGGTATTTATGGTTCAGAAGTAAGATACCAAGGTAGATCATTCATAGGTGGAATGTTTGAAGCATTATCTAGTTTAGCAAAAATTAAAAATACAAAACAAAAAAAAGAAATAGCAGAAATGCTTGGATTTATAAATGATAATACTATTTATGATATGTCAGCAAGACACCAAGTTGGTGATAACTTAAATAAAGGTTGGACAAAAGCTCAAAGAACATTTTTTAAATTAAATTTACTTTCTTGGTGGACCAACAGTTTAAAAGAAGGAGCAATGTTAGGATTAGCAAATTATTTTGCTAGACAAAAAAATTTAGAATTTAAAAACTTAAATAAACAACTACAAGAATTATTTACTATGTATGATATTAATCCTACTAAATGGGATATTATAAGAAAAACTGCAATGGAAAAAGCAGATGATGGTAAAGAGTTTATTAACATTTCTTTGTTAGATCAAATATCTGATGCTGATGTAAAAAAAATTACAGGATTAGATAAGATGACAGAAAGACAAATAAGAATAGAAAAAGAAAAATTTAAAGCAGCAGTATCTGGAATATTATTAGATAGATCAATTTATGCAGTTATAGAACCAGATGCTAGAGTAAAAGGTTTTATGACACAAGGTAAATTAGCAGGAACTGGATTTGGTGAAGCTATTAGATTTTTTGGTCAATTTAAAGCATTTCCTATTTCTATTGTACAAAAAGTTTTAGGTAGAGAAATGGATTATTTTAAAGGTAGAAAACAAGGAGATATAGGCAGAGGTATAAGAGGTATGTCAGCATTAATGGTAACTTCTGCAATGCTAGGATATATGTCTATGACATTAAAAGATTTACTTAAAGGTAGATCTCCAAGAGATATAACTAAACCTAAAACAATAATGGCTGCTTTATTGCAAGGTGGTGGATTAGGTATATATGGTGATGTATTATTTAATGAAGTTAGAGATAAATTTGCTTTATTAGGTGGACTTGTTGGACCAATAGGTGTAACGACAGCAGATGTTCTAATGGCTATTAAACATGGAACTAGATTAGAATTTAGTAAAGCATCTAAATCAGCCTATGATGCTGTAACAGCAATGATACCTTTTTATAATTTATTCTATATAAAGAGTGCATTTGACTATATGATAGGGTATCAGATAATGGAGACTATAAAACCGGGTATATTAGAAAGGATTGAAAATAGAATGGAAAAAGATTATAATCAACATTTTTTATTTACAAAACCATCAACTTTGTTTAAAGGTTTTAATTAGTTATGACAGTATCAAGCACAACAGTAAAAAATTCGTATTCGGGTAATGGTAGTACAACCGAGTTTGCCTACACATTTAAAATATTTGCTAACACAGATTTACAGGTAATTATTAGATCATCAACAGGAACAGAGACAACTAAAACTCTAACTACACATTATACAGTAGCGGGTGCAGGAGATGCTAGTGGAGGTTCTATAACTTTCACAAGTGGTAATACTCCAGCATCTGGTGAGACAGTTGTTATTAGAAGAGGTGTTCCGCAAACTCAAGCGATAGATTATATCGCTAATGATCCATTCCCTGCGGAATCTCACGAAGAGGGTTTGGATCGTGCAACTATGACCATCCAACAGATGCAAGAGGAAGTAACTAGGTCTATAAAATTATCAAAAACAAATACAATGACATCTACAGAGTTTGCTGTAGGTGCAACAGATAGAGCAAATAAAATTTTAGCATTTGATGGTAATGGTGAAATTAGTGTTACACAAGAATTAGGAACTTTTATTGGTGATTGGTCCGCTAGTACCGATTATAATGCTAGAGATATTGTAAAAGATACATCTACAAATAATATTTTTATTTGTAATACATCTCACACATCTTCTGGTTCACAACCTTTAACAACAAATACAGATTCAGCTAAATGGGATTTATTGGTAGACGCAGCTTCTGCAACTACTTCAGCTTCAGCTGCCGCTGCTAGTGCAACTGCTGCAGCAACGTCAGAAACAAATGCAGCTACATCTGCTACTAATTCAGCAAACTCTGCAACAGCATCTGCTACATCAGCAACCAATGCTGCAACTTCAGAAACTAACGCATCTAATTCTGCTTCAGCCGCATCAACATCAGCATCTAATGCTTCAACTTCAGAAACAAATGCTGCATCATCTGCAACAGCCGCTGCAAGTTCAGCAACTTCTGCTGCAGGATCCGCTACAACAGCGACTACACAAGCTAGTAACGCATCAACTTCAGCTACTAATGCGGCAACATCAGAATCTAATGCTTCAACGTCTGCTACCAATGCAGCAACTTCGGCTACAAATGCTGGTACATCAGAGACTAACGCAGCCACTTCAGCAACTAATGCTGCATCAAGTGCTACCTCTGCAGACACAGCTAAAACAGCTGCACAAACAGCTCAAGCCGCTGCCGAAGCCGCAGCTGATAATTTTGATGATACTTATTTAGGAGCAAAAAGTTCAGATCCAACAGTAGATAATGATGGAGATGCACTAACTGCAGGAGATTTATATTTTAACACAACAAATGATGTACTTCGTGTATATACAGGTTCTGCTTGGCAGGATGCTGCTGTAGATACTACAGGATTTGCATCAAATGGATTTGCTATTGCAATGGCGATAGCTTTATAATAAGGAGTAAACATGGCACAAAACTTTAGAAGATACACAAGCAATGATGTAGGTACA